GGCTTGGCGGCAGGCTTGGCCGCTGCCTTGGGCGGCGTGCCCTCCAGTTCCATCGGCTGCACCTTGTCGGTCTGCGCCACCGTCATGGTGATCGCACGCTTGGCGTCCTCCGACTGCCCCTGCTCTTGGGCCGTGGCGTACTCGTCCTCGGTCAGCCAGCGCATCGGCTTGAAGAACAGCTTCGCCGCCTCGGACTTGGTGTCGAACTTCATCCGGGTCACGACGGTCTCGGGAGACACGCTCTGCGCGGCCAGGAAGCGCGCGTATGCCTGCAGCGGCATGTTGCCGTTCTCGTCCTTGCCGAAGATGCTGGTGGCCGGCAGTTGAAGCTGCATGACGTCACCCTCGACGTCGTTCGCCAGCACGACCGCCAGACGCTGGTTGTAGCGGCAGGCGCGGCTCTCGCCCTGTCCCGAGCCCTTCACGTTCTGCGGGCACGAGGCGCAGTTGTTGGCCTGCGGCTTGGAAGCGGTTGCGTCGGGCTTCTCGCCGTCGGCGCTCCAGCAGTCCGGAGCGCTCGGGCTGTCCGGGTCGTACTGCTTCATGTAGAAGGTCCGCCCGATCTTGGCAGCGGCGTTGACGATGACGACGTCGAGGTGGCGCTCCTCGATGGCCGCGACCTCCTGGCCGTCCACCAGCAGGCGGAACACGCCGCCCTTGATGCTGATGCGCTTGCCGGTCGAGCCGCCGCCCGACAGAGACTTGGCGAGCGAAGAGAGTTCGCCGCGCTTGGCGAAGGCCGGCACATTGGCGCCGGAGAAAAGGGTCATGTTGCTCAAAGGGTGCTCCTTACTTGGTGGGCTTACGGACAGACACATCGAACTCCGTGTCCGAGTTCAGTCCAGGGGGGACAAGCGCGGGGTTCTCTTCCAAGAACGTGCGCATGTTGGTTTGCGAGATGCGCTTCTCCAGAAGCTCCAGCGCATCCTGCTCGATGACGAACCGCTTGAACGAGTCCCAGTCCTGCGTGTAGTAGCGCGTCTTCTCGACGAGGGAGACGGTGCCGGAGTCGGTCTTCATCGACTTCGTGCCCATCGCACGCATACGGTCCTTGATCTCGTTCTTGACTTCCTGCTGCTGCTCCTTGATGGCCTCGATCTGAGCGTCGAGTTCTTGGATGGACACGCGCATCTTCATGTAGATGCGCACCAGCTTGTCCAGGGTGACTTCTGACATTCTCTCGCTCCTTCTTGTCAAGGGTTGGACATCATAGCCGCTTCGTTGATTTCTGCAAGCCCTCCTTTGATTTCAGCGTTGAACAACTCGACCAGCAGGCGGGCGTCGTCCACCTTGTCGGCCAGCGCCTGGAACATCCGCTTCTCCACGGGCGAGCCCTGGATGTGGATGACCGTGACCTTGTCCGAGGTCTGCCCCTTGCGGTCGGCCCGGGCCACGGCCTGCGTGTACTGCTCCACGCTCATCAGCGGGCCGTAGAAGATCACCGTGTCGGCGGCAGTGAGCGTGATCCCATGCGCCGCCGCCTGGGGCTGCATGACCAACACCCGGGGCTCGGGCTGGGTCTGGAAGCGCCGGATGATGTCGCCCCGCTTGGTGGCCGTCACGCCCCCGTGGATCTCCTCGCAGGGCATGCCGCTCTTGTTGAGGAAGGCGCTGATCGCGTCGATGGTGGCGCGGAAGAGCGCGAAGACAATGACCTTGCGCTCGGTCTGCTCCAGGGCCTCCAGCAGGACGTTGAGCCGGGGCGTGGCGTCGAACTCCACCACCTCCTTGTTGTCCGTGTAGGCCACCCCTGCGCTGATCTGCAGGAGCTTGTTGAGCGCGGCTGCCGCGTTGACTGCCGTGATCGTCTCGCCAGCCGCCTGCACCAGCATCTGGGTCTTCAGCAGGTTGTAGTACTTGGCCTGCTGCGCTGTGAGCGGCACCTCGCGGGTCAGCGTGATGACCGGCGGCAAGTCCATGCACTGCGCCTTGGTGTAGCGGATCGCCGGCTGCAGCGCGCGGTGCACGCGAACCGCTGCCGTGGCCTTGGGAACCCACTTGAACGTCGTGACCTTGTTCATCACCTCGTCGCGCCACGCAGTGAAGAACTTCGGCACACCCTCCGGGTTCACCAGCTTGGCAAGGCCGTACGCATCGAGCGGCGACTGCGATGCCGGCGTGCCGGTCATCATCCAGAGCCACGTTTGCGGCGTCAGAATCGACGCAAGTGCCTTCCACCTTCTTGTCTGTGGGTTCTTGTACGCGTTCGCCTCGTCGACAATGACCAGATCGAACCGACCGTCGTTCTTGACCTCCTTGGCGATGAGGTCGAGCCCTTCGTAGTTGCTGATGACGAACTCGTAGTCCTGCTGCACGATCTCCACCCTGCGCATGGCCTGCGCGTGGTGGGCGATGACGGCGGTGCGGTGGATGATGGAGTTGCTGATGTCCTGCATCCAGGCGCTGTGCATGATCGACAGCGGGCAGAGGATCAGGCAGCGTCGAACCTCGCCACGCTTCATCAGGTAATCCGCCGCCCACAGGGCGCTCAGCGTCTTGCCCGTCCCGGGCTCGGACAGCACGAACGCGCGTCGGTTCAGCGTCAGGAATGACGCCGTCTCGCGCTGGTGGCTCATGGGCATGTAGCGCCCCGGCCAGTTGTACCGCCCGACGATGGGGGACGGCACGTTGCGCACGCCAAGGTTGCGCAAGACACGCACCTCGTCCAGGCCCCAGTGCACCGCGACCTCGTAGCCGCCGTTGACGGGGAAGATTTTGTGCTTGGGCAGTAGCTTGTACTTGGCAGGACTGCGCGTCCTGAACAAGAGCAGCTTGTTGTCAACGATCTCCATGGCGCTCCTTATTTGTCTGACCTGTTGGCGCTCTTGCTTCGCATGCGCAGGTTGCTGCGCGTCGAGGTGCCTCCGTTTCGCATCGGCTTGACATGATCTACGTCCATGCCATCGCCCTTTGACGCAGCGCCTTCCTTGATCATCATGCGTCGTGCTTTGTTGCGCTGCGCGCGGTTCTTCTTTTGCTCCTCGGTGCCTTGGTAGTTGGCGTATTCCTTGTCGTAGTTGCGGGCCATGTCAGCTCCTTTTGGTGTTGAACTCACAGGTTTTCACGGGACACCACCCGCACAGCGGGCTTTGCTTCGGATTCCAGACACCGTGCGCATGCGCAGCCTCGATCTTCGCTACGCGCTCTCGGTACTGTTGCCACGATCTGTCGGCGTCGTCACGGTCGAGCCTGTGCTTGACCATGCTGCCCTTGACGATGAACATCAGCGCTGAGTTGACGCGCCGCAGATGGGGGAAGTGGACGAACAGCATGAGCCCCATCAGCAGAAGCTGATCCGTGTCGGGGTACTTGTTGTTGCCCGTCTTCCAGTCCACCACCCACGCGGTCATGTTCTCATCGTCGATGCTGACGAAGTCGGCAATGCCGCGCGCCCAGGCGTTGTCGTCCCTGAACCCGCAGGGCTTGAGGTCGCTGGTCACACCCATCTCGTACTCGAAGAGCTTGCGCCCAGGCTTCGCGAGGATGGCGTCCACCACCGGCTGGTACTGCGCGAAGGCGGCAGGCAGCGGCGTGCCGTGCTTGCCGTAGTCTTCGATGGCCTTGTGGACGTCCTTGCCGTAGAGCGTCTGCGCCGTGTCCTTGAACGGATAGCGCTTGAGCACCTTGACTTCGTGGAAGCGCCGTGCACAGCCCTCGAAATCCTTGAGCCCTGAGTGTGACCAGACAACCGTCATAGCTTTGCTGTGTTTACGACCTGAGTCAGCCGGTTGGAGAACGCCGTCACGAACTGCTCGTCGGACCACTGAGGGTGATCCATGTCGCGCAAGATGGCGTGCGTGACTTCGTGCCAGAAAGTATCTGCAATCTCTTCCTGCTTGAAGCTGCGACCGGTGACCCCGCTGTTCGTTGCGATCTCGATCCGGTGCCTGTTGTAGTAGATGGTGCCCATCGTGCCCCTGGGCTTGGTGCGCCGCACCATGTCTACGGCGTACGTGTGCTTACCCAGTTTGAATTGCTTTGGTATCAGCATATGTCGACCTCTCCTTCTCTTCTATGATACGCAGCGTCTGCTGCAACATGCGGGATTCGACGCAGAGCAACTGCGCCACCTCTCCCGCCTCCGCGTACTTGCACTCAAGGCACAAGTCGTGAGCCTGTTTCGCCATGCGCTCGATTCGCATCAAGGGCAAGGCGTAGTCGTTGATGTCAGGCTTTTGCCAGTCCATAGCGTTCATGTGCTCCGACGTCCGCGTTCAGCGGGATGCCCGGCAGATAGCGCGGCTCCATGACCATCTGGGCCAAGACCCAAGTCTTGGCCTCATCGGCTTCTGCCTTCGGCGCCACCGCCAGCAGTTCATCATGCACGGTGCCGACGACGGGGTGGCGCTTCGCCACACGAAGCATGCCGTCCGTCATCACACACCGCGCCGTCCCTTGCACGACGTTGTTGGTCACCTTGCCGGCGTACAGCTTGGTGCGCTTCTTGCCGTCCGCGTACGACCACTGCACGCGGCCCTTGGCGTCTTGCTCGGGACGGAGGTCAGGATACCTGATCGGCATGCCGCTCGGCAAGATGATCTCGCCCTTGCGGAAGATCAGGCACTTGTGCTGGTGCTCCTTGCCCTTGTAGAGGCTGTGCTCGATGAGTTGGCCCATGAGTTCCCAGAAGGCCACGACGGGCGCTGATGCGGCGCGGTACTTGTCGATGATGGCCTTGGCCGCGAGGCAGTGGACGAGCAACTCGGCCTCGGTGCACGTGTGCGGGATGGCCTGCATCTTCTCGACGTTGTCGTCCCAGTCGAGGAACTTCTGAGCGCTGGCCCCGGTGACGCCAAGCTGCTTGGCCTCCTCCCTCGTGTACCGCTTGGGCGGTGCGCCCAGGAACCCGGTCAGAAGCTGCGCAGCGAAGCTCGCCCATCCCAGTTGATACCCAGCCCCCAGCAGCGCGCTCTTGGCGCTCTGGCGCTCCACTGGGTGGGTCTCCTTCGTCATGCCCGGGATGCTGAACATCTGCGCGCCGAACTGGGCGTAGGGGTCGCCCCCGGCACGGAAGATGTCGAGCAGCGCGTCGTAGTCCGCCAGCCATGCGAGCACGCGCGGCTCGATCTGCGACAGGTCACCGACCACCAACACGTTGTCCTCGGGCGCCATGATCGCCTTGCGCAGGAAGCTCCCACGCTTGAGGTTCTGCATGTTGATCGCGCTGCCCTTGGCTGCCGTCCAGCGCCCCGTGCCCGCCCCGTAGTAGCTGAGCGGCACAGGCAGCGTGCCGCGCGTCGCGATGTCTAGAAACCGTTGCGCACGGGTGCGCTCAGAAGTTGACTTGACACGCAGACGCGCTTCACAGATAAGAGCGATGTCTTCGTTGTCTGAATTAAGTAGGGCTTGGAAGAGCGCGTCGTTTTTGGCGAGCGCAAGAGTTTCTTCACCAGTTGTCTTACTGATCTTGGTAGGCGGTTCAACGCCGAGGGTTTCAAGAACTTCCGCGAACTTTTGGTTCGACGCAAGCGCAGCTTCTTCCACGCCGATCCTCTGTAGCAGCCCTTCACGTGCAGTCCTTTCTTCGTCAATTGCCGCCTTGAGCATGTCGGCGTCGAGCCGCAGCAACGGGCGGGTGTACATCTTGATGGTCATGTCGATGAGCCGAAGCTCCTTGGCCGGGTAGCCCTGCGACAGCCGCAGGAACACCTGTTCACACAGCCACGTGTCGTGGCGGCAGTAGTCGGCCAACTCCTGCTCCACCAAGAAGGGGATCGCGTCGAGCATGCCGTCGGTGCTGTGCACCGCCTTGCCCTTGGGCGGCAGGCCGAATTCCTCGGCCAGCGTTGCCAGCGAGTTGCCCACCTCGACGCCGCGCAGCGCCCGGGCCATGCTGAGCGTGTCGAAGACGAACGCGGGCTGGATCCCGTAGACCCAGGAGAGGATGGAGACATCGAACTGGGCGTTGTGGGCCAGCACAGCGGTGCGGGACCAGTCAACGGACGCTGCCCAGCGCCGGATGCGGTCCTGCCGCACCCACACCGTCTGGTGCTCGACCGCCTGCCCGGCGGCCCATGGCGCAGCGGTCATGTCGACGTCCTTCCAGCATAGCCCCCAGGCTTTGAAGCGCGGGTCGCGGATGTACTCCTCGGTCGTCATCTTGCTCAGCGTGTAGCTGGAGCGGTCCCAGGCCGTCTCGAAGTCGATAGCCAGGATGTGGTCGAAGGGCAGGCTCAATGCAGTTCTCCGGATGAGGTCTTGAGGTCTTCGGGCTCCAGCGCCGTGCACGCGGCGACGAGCAGGCTGAAGGCCTCGTTCTTGGTGATACGCACCGGCACCACCAGCAGTCCAACGCCATCAGTGACCACCAGCACCGCGCTCAGCGTGCTGCCAGTTTCACAGATCTTGCCTACCGTGCTGACCAGCGCCTCTTTGGCAAGCTCGATACGAGCTTCATCGTCAAGATTCATACTTGCTCCTTATAAGCCACGCCTCAAGATATTCCAACGTGTCTTCACGTACGACTATTGCGGCACCTCCTGCTTTGTGAATGGCTGCGATCTCACGTTCTTGCAGCGCAGTTGTTTTGTTGTAGCCGGCCTTGCACTCGATGGCAAGGAACTTGCCCTTGTGGCAGACGATTATATCCGGTATGCCTGAACGTCCGTAGCCGCCCATCACTGGATAGAACCAGTATGCTCCGTACTTATCCAGCAGCGCAGTACATGCCTGCTTGACTTTCTTCTCTGGTGTAGCTGCCATTTTTCTTCCTGTGTTTGGGTGAAGGGGGAACGTAGATTCCTAGCCCCTTCGCTTCTAGGTTACGGGAGTGTCTGTCTGTACTAGCCCAGGCTGACGACCAGACAGACAGTTATGCGTGCGTCACATCTACGAGGATAAAACACACATAACAAACAATGCGACGTCAGCCTGTGTTCTTGTGTATGAGAATTGTGCCCTAGTTATCTAGCCAATTCTTTCCGTATCTGGCGCACTCGGGCCTCGGTGATGCCCAGATCGTTGGCTACTGCGGTTGCTTTCCAGTCCTCGCGCCTGCGCACCTCGTCCTTGAGCCGAGCGGCCTTCTCGCGGGCCAGCAGCCCCCGACGGAAGACCTCGACGCGTTGACGCACCAACCGCATGCCGAGCGCGCGCAGCACCTGCGCCGGCACCTCGTAGGTGGTGACCCGCTCGCGCACGCCTGCCACCTCGTAGCGGCGGCGCTTGAGCCCGTCAGGGGTCTCCCGCGTCTCCAAACAGCGCATCTTCATGTCGTCCCCCTTGCGCGGATGGCGGCGGCGCATGCGGCTCTAGCGGCAAAAGCAACTTCGCTATACACACAGTCCAATCCGTTTCAAACGGGCGCCATTTCGCAGCGGTGGCCTCAATCAAAGGCCAGTTATAGACGACCGTGCCGTCAGCATTGATGCGGCACAACTCGTCAGCGCACCTTACAGGTTCACTCATCGTTGCCTCCTTTGATGCCGTGCGCCCGCTCGATAGCGCGAGCAACAGATGCGAAGTCGTCTCGGCAGTACCCCGAGTAGGTCTGTATGAGGCGCTCAATCTCGTCTTCCGTCAGCGGCTTCGGCCCCCCGATGCTGTACCCACTGCGCTGACACACGCCCTGCGCGTGGCAGTCGGTGTCGTGTTCTTCCTGCGCGTCAAGGGCGGCGCGGAGGACTTCCATCACACCCGAAAGCGGGTGATCCATCGTGCCGTTTTCGTGTGTATCCCATGCCTCCACCACCTTCTGGGCGGCTTGTCTCAGGTCACTCATTTCAAACACTCCCAATGCTTGCCGTTCCAAACTGCGACCCCGTTCACTTGCGTGCATGCAGCGCGGAATTGTGTGTCTATGGGACTTTCTTTTCTCTCACCAACGCCAAGACTTGCGAGCAAAACAGTAAAACCTGCTGCCGCAGATATGATGACGCCAAATAAGCCAAGCGCGGTGAGAGCGTCGCGTATAGTTCCAATCATTCCATCTTCCTCCCAATCTCAGCCGCAGCCCTGACGATGGCGCGGCGGGTGGCGGCGTAGGGGTCGTCGGTGGAGTCTTCCCACACCTGAACTTTGTTGGCAGCTAGCGCATGAACTTGCGGCGAGTGGGTGTTGGTGTGCATTACGTCGATCTTCAACTTCACCGCCAGCCGCAGCGCATCGCCGTCGTCGGTGAGGGGGTTCCACACCGCCTTCGCGGCCGACTCAAACAGTTCACGGTCACTCATCGTCATCCCTTAAAGTCTTGCTCGCCCAGTGAATATCCACCGAAACGGAAATGCCAAAAACCGCAACAGCCGTCCTAGAACAGACGAGCGACCTTGGGCGTCAAACTCGATGGTGTATTCAACCTGTGTTACGCGGATGTATTTTCTGGTTTGTTGTTGGTCACTCATCATCGTTCCTCCCACAGTAGTGGTGCAGCACCACCCAGGTGACCACCACGGTCACCAGCCACCCGACACCGCCGACGGCCAGCACCAGCAGGCCGAGCCCGAACAGGTCGATGTTCATACCGCCCCCACGACGATGGCGATGGCGGCGATGATGGCGACGGCGATGGCGAGGTCCGTCAGCACGGCCAGCTTCGGGTCGTACAAGTCGTTGGGCACCTCGCACGCCTCGGGCGTGGGGCAGGGACGACGTCCTTGATCACAGGGTCCAGCGCACTGTCTCATGTTGCTCTCCTTGGTTACCACTTGGCATCGCCAAGATCGGCGGCCTCTGCCGCTTTGCTGCGCCGCTTGGCGCGGTTGACGTACCACCTGTTGTCCTCGTGGAAATAGAGGAACGGCCAGTTGGGACGGTGACGGGTGGGCGCGTCGAAGATCGACGCAGGCTCGCGCTCCGGCTGGGCAGCGTCAGCGCTCGCGGGAATGGGTTGGGCAAGCATCAGTCGGCCTTGCGGGGCTGGTAGATGGCAAGCAGCCACCTGTTGCCCAGGCGGTGCACGGAGCGCGCCCAGGCGCGCAGGTTGTGGCGGTTGAGCTCCCGGGGGACGTCGGGGCTCGACCAGAGTCTACGCCCTAGCTGCAGCAGCTTGGTGTTCATGTTTCTCCTAGCCATGAAAAACGCCCTGCCGAGGCAGAGCGTTGAGTGGTGATTGTGGCGCTCGATCAGCCGACCAGCCAGACGCGCAGGCCGCCCGCCTCCGTGCCGGTACGCAGCTCGATGGGCTCCACTTCCGAGAGCTTCAGGCCCTCGTTGTAGCGCTGCTTCGCCACGCGCAGCTTGCGGCGCCACGAGTCCAGCACCTTCTTGTCCTGCGGGTCGCAGGTGATCAGGAAGGAATCTCCGACGTCCATGTCGTCGAAGGGGAACGCGGTGGGCTTGCGGCCACGACCGCCGCGATTGGTGGGTGCGAAGGGGATGCCCGATTCGATCTTGAAGGTCATGTTGTCCTCTTGTAGCGGCCCGAGCAGCAGGCGGCTTGTGGATGTTCAGCGCGGCTGTCCGCGAGGCGCATAGTGTCCTGCTAGGCAGGACACCTGTCAAGCATTAGACCGCGCGAATGCGCACGACCTTCTGCATCTTGCGCCCGTGCGCCACGTAGGCGATGACCGGGACGGATCTGTCCCAGCACGCGCGGCAGCCGCTGCACTTGCCGCCGTGCTCGTACGCCTCACAGACCTTGACGCCAGCGGGCGCAGCCTCTCGTGCCGTGA